ACCTGCCACAGTATTTACGTTGGCAATGTTTGTGGCCACAGTTCCTATATCAGTTGCATCGCTTGCTACAGCATTGATTGCCGTAGTATCTCCTGCAACTGTGTTTATGTTTGTTGCATTTCCTGCCACTGAACTAACATTAGCTGATATCCCTGCGACTGTAGTAACATTTCCTGAGATACCTGCGACTGTATTTACATTAGCAATGTTAGTAGATACTGTGCCTATATCAGTACCATCTGCTGCGACTGTGGTTACATCACTGCTTATTCCTGCTACTGTAGTAACATTACTACTAATCCCTGCTACTGTTGTGACATTAGCACTTACGCCTGCAACTGTAGTCACATTGGCACTAATACCTGCTACTGTATTGACGTTAGATATGTTTGTTCCAACTGCATCGACATTGCTTATACTACCTGCAACAGTATCTATCTCTGATACTGCTTCATTCAAATCATCAGCTACAGTTACAACCTCTGATACTGCTTCATTAAGATCGTTAGCTACTGTAATCACATCTGCAATATTTGTGGCCACTGTATTAACACTAGCTATATTTGTGGCTACTGTGCCAATATCTGATTCATCAGCGACAACTGCTGCAATATTTGATGTAATACCTGCTACTGTAGTAACATTGCTAGATATTCCTGCCACTGTTGTTACGTTAGACGAAATACCAGATACTGTTGTTATATCACTATCAATACCAGCTAATGTATTAATGTTAGCTGACTGTGAAGCTACTGTTGTAACTGAGCCTATTGATGGCCCAGGTTCAGCATCACCAGTTGTGGCATTGAAAGCCAATACTGTACCTATTCTATTAGCTTTGTTTGGTAACTGTATAGTATTGGCATCATCAGAATCAGCCATAGTCAAAGCACGATCATTCTTTGTCTCTAACTGTTGCATAACTGCATATATTTTATCTAAATCTGTATTCAGACTAGAGATATTAAAGGGGCCACTAGTAGCAAAGTCACTTGTTCTTGCTATTGCTATATCTCTTATTATTGTTACTGTTACACTTGTGTAAGCTGAACCAAGTGTAATATAACCACCAGAAAATCCATCATCAACAGTAGTGCCTGTAACTGCAAAGGTTCCTGCACCAGTACCTCTTGTTAATGTTGTGTCTGTTCCACTTGATGTTATTATTACGTTAATATCATCTAATGAAAAAAATGGAAAATCTATTGTAAACTGCGTAACATCAGGAGTGTTACCACCAGATCCTATGCTGTGTTGTATTCTTGCGTCATTGTCTGCGATAGATATAGTAGCCATAATATTAACCTTTACTTATTATGCACCTAGTTGTTAATTCACATCACTTAGCAGCCATTATCTTATCCCATATAGGATCTAGATATGGAAGATTACCAGTTGGAGTAATAAATCTGGCACTCCTAAGAGTACTTTCGTCAGCTTCTCCTGATAATATGTCAGTAGCAACACCACTTGCAGTAGTAATATTGCTTGCAGTTGGGCCGAATATGGCGCCAACCTTTGCACCAAATGGTAGATAACCTTGGCTTTTACCCATAGCTGGTCTAAGTCCAAGTCTATAATCTGAAAGTTTTTCTATTGAGTTATTAACATCCGTAAACCAACCAAGAACACCACTTCTATCTACTGCATCAACTAACAATTCAGAATAAGTTTGTTCTTTATCAATGCCATATTGCTTTTTCTTAAATTCATTTACTAATGATGCCATAGCTACTAACAACATTGCACCTTGCCAAAAAGCAGCATCTTTTTCTTGTAAGCCTGATGTTAGAAGTCTTACTGTAGCTCCTTGACCATATCCCTTAAACTGTGTGATTAATGAACCCATCTCTGTAGATGTCCATAAAGCTCTGTCACCTGCTCCTGGGGTAATGATTGTTCTGTCTACTGATTGGTTTAAAGCATTTCTAAACTTTCTTACCATATCCTTATCACCCCAAAGGGCAGTGTTAGGTAACCATTCACCATCAACTCTTTGCCCATGCTGACGTATTAATTGTTGCATACGAAATGCATCATTACCATCGATGCCATTTGCTAACAATTTACGTCTATCTGCATTGCTAAGTGTTTGATAATTCTTCATTATTGCACTTGTCATTCTTAAACTAATGACATTGCTTGTGAACTCTTTAATAGCTTGGTTCCAATAGTTCAAACCATTCATTAAAAAGAATAAACCAGTAGATTGATTTAATGCTCTTTCCATAGCATATCGACTACCAAATAAGTCGCCTATGTCTGAGAATGAGTTTGCACGAAGACCTAGAGCAGCATCAACAGCTATGCCAGCTTGTCTTGCTTCTTTCTTTGTCATTTGTTTTATAACTGACCTTTGGCTTTTAAACATATGTCTATAACCATGCTCATAAACATTCTTCAAGCCTTCAGTCATTATAGGTCTTATGACATCAGGTATCGATGATACAGCGGCACCACCCATGCCAACAAGTACATTGAATGACTTCATCTGTCTTACAAATCTACTTGTCATGTTATGAGGATCTTTAGATGCTCCAAATGTTCCTCTAAGCCTATCTCTTAAACCCCTGATGTCTCTTAGATCATCTGCTAGACCTTGTTTAAGCCTTTGCTTCTCGGCAATAGTGGGGGCTTGTTTTACTAAAGCATCATATTCTTGTGTTATCTGCTTAATAATATTAGACATAGAAACATCGCCATATGCTCTAGTCAGTTCAATATCAATCCCCATTGTTTTTGTGTGGTGGCGTGCAAGTACTTCAATATCATTTTCTAAAAACTCTTCTATAAGTTTGTCAGGTATCTCAAATGATCTTGCCTTTACACCACTAGCATTTGTTATCCAGTCTATTGAATCTGCACCTTCCTCTAAATTATAAAAAGGCCTACTGTTAGTGTAATTTAATATAATTTCATCTGCATATTCATCAGCTTGTTGCCTTGTTATCTGAAAACGACCAAATGCCCAGTCACTAACTATAGTTTTAAATCTCTCAGCATTTTTTTCTATCTTATCTATTCTAGGTACTCTTGGTACATATCCTTTAGCAGTATTAAGCAATACACCTTGTTGTCTTAACTGCACTAATCTTGCTTTGGCTTGTGCTAATTGTTCAGCAGTAGCACGGCCTTCTGATACAGCTATCTCTAAGCCTCTGATTTTCTTACCTAATTCTATCTCAAATAGCTTTACCTCTTCTGCATTTTCTTTTATTTTATTAAAATGTTTTCTATATGCCTGAGCAGCCTGATTGACAAAAGGTGTAGCTGAGTCAACAACCTCATCAACATCACCATTTCTCATGGCTTTGGCAACCCTTTCACGAAAGCCAAATTCAGATAATGTTTGATTACGTTGTATGAAGTCTTTGCCTTTCATCGTCAGTAATTGCATAGATCTGCCAATGTCACCAGACTTAGCCACAACACCTCTAAAAGCAAGATAAGCAGTATCCATAGCTCTCATTGAATCTAATAATGAGCTAAGATAAGTCGTTCTAAATGTAGTTTCTACAGATTGATCCATGGACTCACCAGTTACCTTACCTCCCTGGACTTTCTTTTGTATGACACCACCCATATCAACAAGTCCTGCAACAATCTTTCTTGATGTAAGGTTTGCACTTTGTGTCAATCTTGTAACTGGATTCCACTTTAGCTTTTCAAGCTTGATACCAGTCTCTTCTAAAGCTTCATTGTCCATAGATATTCTTAGATTCTGTGGGCTACTTTCATCAGCTGAGGCACCTACACTTCTGAATATTCCTTCTTCTCCTTCTTGTGCAAAGTCATCTGCTGGCCTCATGCCACCTGCTATTCGTCTTCCAAAAAGACCACCGATTGTACCACCTATTATTCCTGCACCTACAAGTGGAATAAGTGTTTGTGCAATTTCAGTTCTACCCTCAGACTGAGATGCAATAAGAAATTCTTCTGGTGCATAAATAGCAGTGGTAAAAGCTGTGCTACCTAAAAATCTTCTCAAAAAACTTGTTTGGCTTAACATTTTATATGTGCCAAGTGGTGCAAGAGTTAACGGAGAAGCAAGGCCTCCTAAACCAACACCTAGTATGTTACCATTTTCTATTATATCTAAATCCTTAAGATCAGAATCTAATCTTTCTAGTCGAACTTTAGTTTCATTAGCACTTGCACTGTTAAGAAATCGCCACTCATATCCTTTAGGAACTTGTGGATCTTTCATTGGGTCATATGATGGGTCGTCTTCAAAATCGATATTCTCTATCAATCTTGATAAAGCCATAGCACCAGTATATTGCCTAAAACCTGCACCCACAGATTCACTAAAACTGTATTCTTCTGGAGCTACTATTGGGCTTTTGTAAACATCATTATATGTAGCAATAGAATCTACATTTTCTTCTTCAACTCTAGCCATAAGTTGTTGTTGGATGGGTTTAAGATGAGATTCAATCATCTAACGTCAAACCTTAATGCTCTAAATCTGTCAAAAAAGTTTTCTAAATCTTTTTGATTAGTTTCTGACGTTATGTATGGAAGTATGTTTGTATAAGAAACTGGTGCCCTATTGATAGTTGTTGCAATAGAGTTATAAGTATTAACAAGCTTCTTAAATCCCTCTGCGTAATCTCTATTAGATGCTATTGAGTCCATTACTGCTTCTAAATTATTTCTAGACATAAAATCAAAGCTTCCTAATAGCTTTCTTACACCACCATCTTGAATCTTTTCTAGTGCCTCATAGTAATCACTTTCAAGTTGAGAACCATTATAATCCCATGTGTAATTATCTGCTAATGTTGGAAATCTTCCATCTTCTGTTATGGCTACAACTTTATATGTCTGTTGGCCTGCTGATTCATTGTTTCCAATAAACATGATATGACCTTTATCAATGGCATCTTGTATTACTGGATCTTGAGTTCCACCACCAAAAGTAGAATTGTAAGACCTAAGCATATCTTTTACAATCATGTCTTTTGTAACAACTGGGCCACCTGAAGGAACAGTCGTTTGGCCTTGTCTAACAATACTAACACCTTTTATTAGATAAGTTTTGCCATTTTGATCTTCATGTATACTTAGATTAGGTGCAAATTTAAAAAAAGCTTGCTTGATAGCCACATTCAAACCTTGAGTGTCTTTAGACACATGACCTTGAGATACTTTAAATTTTACATATTTTATCATTTCATTCTTAATTGAAGGATCACGAATGATAGCATCTTCAAAGTTTTCAGCACCACTTTCACTAATAAAAGCTTTTAATGCCCTTTCTTCATAAGGATCACCACCAATATTATCTGTAAAAAAATTAGTTATAAAATTACCATCTAAATATTCTTTAACTTGCTGAAATCCTGTATCAAAGATTTCTTCATCAGAACTACCATCAAGTGCAAAATGTTCAGACAGACTTCTGTTTATGGATTGGCTTTTGTGAGCTTCCCTAAACATACCTGCATCATCGTAAT